TTCCATACCTTCTCGGCGATCTGGTCAAATATGGGTTGGATGGCGGGGTTGATGTAGTCCCGACCTTGCACGTAACCACCCGTTCCTGTGCCGTAGCCATACTGCAGCATGATCGCTACAGGGAAGCCGTTTTCGACATCAGTGTTGGTCCACGTAATGGTTGCGTAGAATTTCCCCCCGGAGATTTTGTAACCCCAAGAATCGGAAGACAATCCGGAATCCTTGGGTGTGGCTGCGGCAAGAGCTTTGACACCCTGTTTTGCGCCGGCCTCCAGGACGGGTCGAATGTCGATTTTGTCCAGCTTCTGCAAGAACGCCTCGGTCCTCTTGAGATCGCCCTTTGACACTATGGATATAGCGCCCATGAGGGCTCCTTTCTCGAAGATCTAGCGGAAGCACAAAGCTTTCTGCGGGCCGGTGGCGATAGCGTTCGCAGCGCCGGCAGTACTGGCATTCATGAACCTGACTCGGAAGGTTGTTCCGCCGATGCTATCGACACCCCACATGACGGGGAAGTTCGTGCTCGGGTTTCCGTTCATGACCGTGACAAAGCTCGGCGTGAAACCCAAACCGTGCGTCACGATTAGAAATCCACTCGAGTCCGTCGTCCCGCTGATGCTGATGATGACGGGCCCGTTGAACGCGTCCGTAACCTCAGCCCAGGACATGTTGGTGGAGCCGATGGTGTCCGTCGCCTTGAAGCTGGTGACGAATCGCTTTCCGCCCCTGAGGGTGCCCTCTCGAACCAGAACGATCTGACCGGCCATCTCGACCGAGGTGTCCAGATCAGTGGCGCGAGACCAGGCGCCAGCTGCGACGACGTAGACGCCGTTCTGAGAAGCTGCGGTCTGGTTCATCAAGAGGACACGGTCTCCAACAGCCAGCGAGACACCGTCCAATGTGAACGTTCCGCTGAGGCTGGCTACGTTGCTGCCGGGGCTGGCCGCACGAACCGCCGGAGCATTTACGCCGTTGGTGCCGTTGGTGCCGGCTGCACCTCGAACGTTTCCGGCGTCGATCGTTGTGGCGTCGTGCTTCGTGAGGATGAGGTTGTCGCCAACCACATCGCCGTCGACAACTGAGGCGGCTTCGATCGCCAGCATTCGGGCTGCTGTAAGGCCCGTGATGGTACCCATGTCTCCTCCTTGTCTAAAGCGAACTGAGCGTGTAGGTAGTGGAGTTGATCGGAACCGCCGAGGGCCAGGTGATCTGGAACGTGGTGGAGTCGATCATTTGAATAACCTCGTCAGGACCGACGACCGTGAACGTTCCATCGCCGTTGTCAGTAACCTGAACGACTGCGTAGGACTCGAACAGAGCCAGAATTTCCGTCTGGGATGGAAGGCGAGGGTCATCACTTTCGTTTCCGTAGAGAATATCCTCGAGGGCTGTCAGTACCTCGGTCGGCATCGCAGTCGAATCGATGATGAAATGCGCGGTTGGTTTGAAGCCCAGAGAAACGTTGAGCGGAGGGACCGCGTCGATTGCCCAGCTGTAGGTCGAAGCCTCGGGGGAATCGTTCAGCGTGTTGTTCTGCCGCTGCGATGGCTCCGCAAGAGCGTTGTAAACCAGATGGATCTTGTAGCCCCGTTGCGAACTGGTGTCGTCTCCGATCAAGGTTCGATAGGAGAATCCGAAAGACTTCCTCCGCTGTTGTGTAACAACCAAACCGCTGTACAGAGAGCGAGTTCCATCGCACACAGCAAACTCGGGTGGGCTGGAGTAAGCCTGGATCATGGCTTGGTAGTCCTCGACAGAGGATAAACTCAAGAATTTAATGCCGTCGATGTAGAACGATCGGGTTTCACCACCCGATGGCTCTTCGGAAACAGAGATGAGACCGTTCCAGACGTAACCAATGTCGTCTACATACAGAACTCCTCGGTCCACTCCGTTTTCGTAAGGGCGTTCGCCAACAGAATCCCACACAAATCGAGTCACGCTAACAGCCTCCTCTCATCCCCTAGTTCCGTGTTGTCTACGCCGCTGATCGTTCAGTTCACGATTCTTCCTGGCGATTTCGGCGCGGCTCATCTTCTTCTGCGGAGCGTTCTTCTCGTTGCAGACCTTGACGAGGGTCAACAGCCGATTCAGATGCCAGTTTTCGCATTGAATGGGTATGTTCAATGCAATCATCCAGTAGTAGATGATCTCGGCAGTGATCACTTCTCGAGAGCGACCTTTACCATCATCTTTGAACGTTGTGGCTGTCATCTCGGCTTTGATGTAGTTGTTGATTTCGTTGAGATTGTCGCTTGAAAGCTTCTCCAGAAATCCCGCCGGGGGATTTGGTGTCAAGAGCATTGCCTCAACGTACCAAAGCGTCTCTTCCTGGGTTTTCTCAGCAGGTCCCAAGAACGGCTTTTCGAAGAATGACTCCCATTTTGACAGGGAAACCAGAGAATGCTCGAGCTCCAAGGGGAATCCGTCGATGACGAACTCTTGTGTTGCCTCATCGAAGGCCTCGGACAACGGAACTAAGATCTTGAGCATTCTCTGGTCTCCTTTCTGCGATCAGGCGAAGTTGATGGTCCAGTCGGTGTCCGACTCCGGGGTGAACGCGTAGCCGTCCGCCGGCTCGGCGGTGACCACGGTGTCCGCGGTGATCGGGCCGACCGAACCGGTGACGATCTCGCCGGCGATGTAGTACTCGACGCCCGTGACCGACGGGATGGTGATGATGTCGGTCGAGGCGTTGTACGTCGGAGCGACGGTCTCCACCGTGGTGATCGAGCCGGCGAACATGCCGAGCACCTCGTCGGGCATGGGGAGGCGGGGGTCCGCACCCACGGTACCGAAGAGAGCGGCCTCGAGGGCGGCCAGACCGGCTGCGCCGACCTTGGTCGAGTCGAAGACCATGCTGGCGGTCGGCTTGTAGCCCGTGACCGGTACCGGGGTGGTCGTGACGTCCCACGAGAAGGCCAGGGCCTCCGGCGAGTCGTTGACCGTGGCGTACGCCTTCTCCGACGGGGCCGCGAGGGCGCCGTAGATCAGGTGCAGCTTGTAGCCGGCGTCGGCGTTGATGTCGTTGCCGATTCGGGTACGGTAGGCCAGACCGAACGTCGCGCGAGGCTGCTGCCCCAGGGACACGCCCGGGGAGGGCTCCGCCGAACCGTCGCACTCGGCGAACTCGTCCGGGTACGTGAAGGCCTCGATGGTCGCGCCGAACTCCTCGGCGGACAGGATGTTCGCGTACACGATGTTGTCCGCGTACTGCTTGTTCGCTTCCGCGCCCGAGGGCGACTCCGTGACGGTCGTCAGACCGTTCCAGGCGTAGCCGTGGTCGTAGACACCAGACACGTTCTGGCGGTACAGGACCCCGTGGTCGACACCGGTCTCGTAGACCTTCTCGCCAACCTGGTCCCACACGAGTACAGACATTGTGGATCCTTTCAGAAATACACGTCAAAGACGTCGTGATGGAGTTGGTTTGCCGGATATGACCTCGAGTGAGTACACATAGGCAACTCTGCAACTTTGTCAGGGATCGGAGAGTCCGGGTCCTGATCGATAACGGTCACCAAGTACCGCTTTGTCCGACGGTACGGATGGTTGTCAGCGAACTGAGTATTCGACAAAGATCTCGTATAGACAATTGCCGGATACTCCATCTGCACATTCTCGGGAGGTTGGAAGTACACATGCCCACTCCCCAAAACATCCTCAAGGAGTGACTGGAGGAGGAGTCGCGACTGGGCCATTGTAGACACCCCCCAACCTCAAGATCAGACGGGGAGGCTCTGGTGTGACGTCAGCCACGAGCCAGAGCGACCCCATCCAACGAATATAGCGAATGGCAAAGAAATGTTCGTTGGCATACGCATCCGCGACGATGCTGATAGAGCTGTTCACCGAAAGGTCGCTGTTGACATCGGTTCCTTCAACCAGCTTCCGCATGTTGCGGACGACATCACCGAAATACTTGCTCTCAGTAATATCGTCCGCCCACACGCCCGGTGCTTTCTCTACAGACTCGCCGTAGCCGATTTCACCGTAGAACTTTGCCATTTTTGAGACCCCCTAGGGGATCAGGCGTTCCGGGTGAAGGTCCAGCTGTCGTCGTCCGACGTGCCGAAGTAGTAGCCCGACGCCGGAACGGCGTAGACATCCATCGACGCACCGGCCGCCAGAGCGGTCTGCGCACCCGCGGTCAGCGTGGAGTCGTCCTCAGCGTCCTTGTAGACGACGCCCGTCTGGGACGGGATGGTGACGACGCCGGTCACCGCGTTGAAGCCCGGCACGTTCGGCGCGACCAGAACGTTGCCGGCGGCGGTCTTCTTGACGATGATGGCCGACTTCAGCTTGGTGAGCGCTCCCGAGATCCGGGTCTCGATCAGGTACTTCAGCTGGTTGTAGTCGATGTCGAAGTCGTCGAACAGCGAGACCTCGCCGCCCTTGTCCGCGCCGACGTTGTAGTCCTGGAGGTTGACGATGATGCCGACCAGGTCGGTCTCGGTCTCCATGACCTCGACGGGGACGATGCGGTCGACGCCCAGCTCGGAAGCCAGGTCGGCCGCCGTACGCCACAGGCGACGGTTCATCGTGTCCTTGGTCAGGAGCATCTTGGTCAGCATCCGACGCGTGGTGTAGAACGTCGGGGTTCCGGTGCCCTTGTAGTCGTCCATTCCGGTCATGATGGCCTCGACGACCTCGAGCATGGAGCTGTTGGCGTCGTCGATGTTGACCGTGATGGTCGTGGCGTAGAGCTCGTGCTCGTGCAGGATCGACCGGATGCCGGAACCGTCGGTGGCGCCGAGCGGGTCCTTGATCTTGTCCGGGTTCGGCTCGCCGGCGTTCGCCGGGTCTTCCACCGGCCGGCCGTCGCCGATGAGGATCGCGCGCGCGAGCTCCTCCTCCAGCATCAGGCGCATCTCGCCCTTCATCCAGGCCACGACGTCCAGGTCGACGATGTCGATGACGTCGTCCCGGTCGAGCTTCTGCTTCTTGTAGACTGTGGTCGGGGTGGTGGTCCGGCTCGTGAGCGAGAACCACTCTTCCTTCTTGAAGTTGCCCTTGATGTAGCCCAGGGCACGGGCCGACTCCATCGTGATGTCGGCGATGACGGTCTTGATCCGGGAGAACGGGCTCTTGTGGACGCCGCCCAGGACA